CTTGATTGCGACCTATCTCCAGAGGAGTGGAGGCTCCTTAACTTCTATCTAGAACCACATGAAAGACACTGTGGTGACATAGCTGGACCAGTACAGCCTTGCAGAGTTTTCTCAAAATTCTGTGGGGCTATCCGTGAACAATTTCCACAGGAGGAAAACTAATGACTACCTATCATGTTTCTCTCGTTGCATCAAAAGAACTACAAAAGAAATTGAAAGCACTTAAAGGCATAAGCCTTATTGAATATGCAGGTACAATTGGAGTGAGATTAAGAAAAGCAGAACGTATTAAAGATACTAATCTTTTTGAACAATTTGATAGATATATAAAATTAAAAGGAAGTAGTAGTAAAACCGATGACTACGACAAAGCTTACAAAATAATAACTAAGCATATAGAAAAAACTAATTGGGAACCAAATTCTATTGAAAAATTAAAAAAATTAGCTATATCGTTAGAAGAAACCTTCCCACCTGAAGACAAACAGAGGAAGAAACTTATAACTTTAAATGAACAATTTCCACATAAGGAGGAACACCATGACCATCCGTAAATTCCAGGTAAACCGAGAAAAACTCAATGAAATTGAAAATAAAGTTAAAAAAAGAAGAGAAATCGAAAAATTAAACAGAATATGGGGTGCCAAACATGACTCTTGGCTGTTTAATGAATACGAATACACCAAAAAAGATCTAGAGGAGATGGATGACCTACCTACAAACTGAGTCAGATAAAAAGGATGAGCAGCTCCTACGAAAAATAGTAGATGGCAGGACTCATGGCCTTGAAGCTGTAAAGGTATTGAATTCGGTATTCACAAACCTAGTCCTCTGGTCTAAGGAAGACTTAGAAACTCAATTAACCCATGTCTATAAATTTAATCCACTTGAAATAGACAACCTACTTGCTTTGCATCCATCGCTTGTGACACTACCAGAAAATATTTTTCCACTGGATTTAGAAAATCTCCCAGAGGAGAAACAAGCAGATCCTTTCGGAAAAATCATGGTCTTTCAAAAAGACAATGGTTGGTTTTTAATCGAACCATCAGAGGTAGAGGATTTTACCAATCGGTATGAATGTACTCATTGGACATATACTCCTGACCTACCTCCACAACCTTAATACATTATCTAAACACACTATAGGAGACTCTTATGGAACCAAGTAACGAATGGGTTTATGTACTATTAGATCCACAAAGAGAACCAATGGTTCTAAATGTATATGACAACGAAGAGGGAGCATGTGATGGAGCAAAGATCTCTCTTAAGCATGTACTAGCAACTGATCCTGATGATGGAGATGAAATTCGCATCATTAGAAAAAGACTTAAAACTGAATTTGCTGCGAAGAAAGATCTCTTAATTTTTCAAGAGGCTTTTAAAACAGATGATAATCCTGTAACAGATCCTATTCCTCCAGTAGATGACGAGGGAGTAATGGCATGACTAAAGCAAGTAAAGAACAAATGGCTATCAGAATTGAAAGAGCTGCCGAACTTCTCGAAGATCCATTAGCTACTCAAGCTGATGTTGTAAAAGAATTAGCTACTGAATTTGGTGTTACTTCCCAACAAGCTAGGACTTATGTCAGAGATGGTAGAAAACTACTTAGCAATGCCTTTGATGTAGAAGGTGTTCGGTATAGGTATGACCGGATCATGAACCTATTAGAAGTAGTCAACAAGGCAGCGTTAGATGCAAATAACGTCAACGCAGCTGTAGGTGCTACTAAAGCAATGGTCAATCACTTCAAACGAGTAGTTGAAATTGATGAACCAGCAGCCTGGGATAGGGGGATGGCTGTTGATTATCATGACTCAGCTGGACCTCCAACTGAACCTCCAAAAAAACACCGGTTGAGTGACTTAGATTCTCTTGACTATGACATAAACGATGTTGACGAAATCCCTTTCTAACTATGACTAAAAAATTCTACGCTCTTATCGAAATTGTTGATGATGATGAAGCAACCAACATCAGCAAATATCAAATAATAGTTAACAAAAAAGGGAAGAGAATTCCTTGTGGTTTCTGTAATAAAGAAGAGGAACTTCCTTACATGAAACTAGTAGAAAATGTTGATGATGATCAGCATGACAACTTACCTTACATAGCTTTTTAACAATGCCTAAACTTAATACAGGACAGTCTTGGGAACAAGCGTACAGACTAAATGCCAGATTCATAGCTAAAGGTGTAAGAATCTCATGTAATGGAAGAAGAAAGAATATAAAAGGTACTCAAATATTCTGGGTTCGTTATGAAAAGAATGATGATGGCTCTATTACTAGGAAATCAGAATATGCAAGCTCTATCTATCTACCTTGGAAAGAAGAAGCGGTAGAAAACAATTTAAAGTTTATAGAAGAAACAATCAAGAGATCACTAAATGAACCAACAAAACCTCTCAAACAACACCTTCTTGAAACTCTCAACCAAGGTATAGATGATACTCCACACCTTCAGAAAACAGATGATCCTGTACTTACAGAACTCCGTCTAATTAGAAACTACTTAGAAAAACTAACCTTATTACAAGAGAGGAACTAATGACTAAATACACAGCCTACGCAGCAATTACTATCCCTTATCTAATTGATATAGATGCAGCGGATGTAGATGAAGCAGAAAAAATTGCAGAGAAAGCACCATTCTGGAAGTGGCAAATTAATCCAGAAGAAGCTATATATGAAGACGATTATCAAATTGAAATCGCATCCATCCAACCAAGGAGAGAACTTAAATGACTCAAATCTTTATCTGTGTACTCGCAATAGTAGTCGTCTACACAATTCTAAGAAACATTCACGACAACTATTAATCTAGGGGCAGAGTTGAATGTCTGCATTGTTCTTCTTATCATCCTGCCCTAGAGAAAGAATGGTTACTGGTCGGGCTAACTGGTAACAACTACTCTTCAATCTCTAAGTAAATGGGTTCCCTCCGAGGAAATACTGATGGTGCCGAGGTCGTTACCCAGTCCCGTCCTACATGGGTCAGTATTTAAGGATGTACTCGTAAGTCCCCCAAACTCTTCACACACTCTCTTTTTATCATGACTAACAAAGAACCATCACCTAAATACAAAATAGGTGACCGCATTAAAGAACGGAGAACTTCTAAATTAACTATCGATAGCGTTCGCTATAAGGGCGTAAATAGATATGGCAAACCAAGGAAAGGCGTCATTCAAAACTATGAGATAAAGAGAAATAGCAAAGGGGCTAGACATTTTTATTATGAGATTTTATGGGATGAAATTAACAGTACTTGTATCCGACCACAACATAGAATAATTCCGGAGAATGAGAATGAACTGTAATAAGTGTAAGAGTAAAAACACTAGAGTCACCTGTACTGAACATAAAGAAAGACAGACAGTTAGGTACTGTAGATGCCTAGATTGTAAACAAAAGTTTAAAACAATCGAAAGATATTCAAGAAAAAAGACCCCAGGGAAAATACCTACTAATACAAAACTAGACCCTGAAAAGGTAAAGAGGATAAGGGAAAATGAAGAACGTTACTCAAAAGTGGACTGGGCAGTAGAATTCGGTGTTGAAACCAGCACAATCTATAATGTACAAAGTTACAAAACGTGGAAACACGTTAAATAAGAAAATGCCCTATGAGCCAAGTACAAATGAATGTCGAGTTTTAATCGATTGTAAAATTCATATCGAGTCGATGTTAGTTGGTCTTGGAACATTGAACGAAACCGACAAGATCCAAAAGAAACTGATTTTCATCTATAAACAACTGGATGACATTCAAGAGGATCAGAAAAAGTAGAATAAGTACAAAGAATTAAAGAAAATGAATCCAGCTTTATTAGCAGGAATGGGAGCAGCAATAGCAGATCCTAGAATGCGTAATCAAATACAAAACCCTTGGATAGTTGCTCCTACAACAGGCCCAGGAACTGGTGGAGAGATTAACCAAAATCTAGGACGAAGAATACTTCCTACCTTAGTAGGTCAAATTGGTAATATTCCTGGAGTACCTGCTCCCGTAAGATTTGCAGGTGATGTTTTATCCCAACTTCTATCAATACGCCCAACCGTAGTTCATTAAGAGTGATGTCATTCATTAAATGAAAGTATATACTTTCATTATTGATATACCCCTGACATGCCACAGACAACTATTCGATATAGCATCGCTCCTAACGGAAACGTTCAGGAAATTGTTGAAGGTGTGAAAGGACACTCATGCGACACCATTACAGCTCCTATTGAAAAAGCTTTAGGTGATGTTCTTACTCATACTCATACACCAGATTTCTACTCAAAGCTTCCTACTGCTCAAGAAGAGTACATTGAGTACCTAGAAGGTCATGACTGGATTTGAAATAATTGTCATTTCATTAATATTTCTCGAAGAATTTACTAAAAGAATCTTGATTGGTATATATAAGGTATGGCAAAAATTCGACTATTGGAACTTCAATCGCAAATTACCTAAATCATGACTATTAAAACTAAAGACTACATGGTAGATGGATGGGACAGATCTCCTCATCTAGCTGTTCATCCTTACAAACGTGGTTCTAGACATAACAAAATTGGTATGTGGATCATGTGGTCTTACTACATCTTGATTACTGGCATTATTATTCGTTTAATACTCGTTCTTACTTAAATAGATTGACTCTAAAAGACTATATAGGAAGACCAAAAAAAGAATGGACCGATAAAGACTGGCTTCAAGAAGCTCACATCATGGTTCATTCTCCATGGATTGATAAAGAGGAGAGGGAATACTGGAGAGATAAAATCAAATCCTTGACTAAATAAAATGCCTACTCCTGTATTTGAATTAGTAGTTTTACTCTTGTCACTTCTCTGGCTTTGGATATTCTTATGGAAGATAAGCGATGACAATGATTAGTAACGCTATCGTTAAGCAAAGAATCTCACCTCAAACCTTCTTAAAAAAAATGGTAGCTCAAACAAAGACTTCTCCAGCTCCACCAAGAAAGATTAAACTTCTAACATTTGAAGACTATAAGAGGGACATCAGCGATAGGTGGCTGTTATTTCAAGGAGAACTTCATGATCTAGCTTTAGACCTACAAAAATTAATTGATTTCCTAGCACCCATCATCAAAGAAAACTTCAATAAAATCAAAAACTTGTTTACAAAGGAAAAGAAAAGCTAAACTTGCAGTGAATCTCCATACTTATGCTATTAAAACGATGAAGAAAAAAGAATCCTTGGAATCTCACCACAAAGGTATTGTCAATAAAATAACAGAAATGTTAACTTCTATTGACGATTTAAGGGAAGACCCCCTCTTCATTGATAACATACATGGTGAACAGGAATTAAGTCTGGATCAGACTATTGAACTCCTCAATGGGATAAGATCTCAGTTTGAACCAGCACCAAATGCACCAAATATTTCGGCTGCTTTTGAAAGAGCTTCATACGACGCCTCCTGATCATGTTCATTTGCACCACTAATCATGCCAAGAGAAGACTTCATGTATACCGATTCAGATCTCTATAAAGAGATGCTGGATCACGAGGTAAAGAGCTCCATTGCCAAAGGGGATAACTTTCTTGCATCAGCTATAGGAGCAAGAGCTTTCGATCATGACGATGAAGACAATTTCTTAATCGATTTTTAACTGAAATATAAAGATTTCTAATAACCAAAACCCATTGCCATTGCTAGACTGAGTTTCCTTGACTTAGTCATAGCAATGGTTTTTTACTGGACAACACCTTGTACGGTACAGATTCATTCCCCTCATAATTAAATACGCGATAGAAAAATAACTGCTATGGAAAAAGCAACTCCAACAAAACGTCTAGCTTGGGCTGTCCTTACAAAAGGCTCTCCTACAAGTACTAGTGAAGTTATAAAAGTAACTGGTCACGAAGAAGCAGATCGTACTGTTCAAGAATCTCCAAACAAGTACTACAAGTCTGGTCCATTTTTAATAGCCTGACTTCAAGCACTTGAAAAGGTAAAAATACCTGCTAATTTTCATAAGGACATCCTTAAAAAATGAAATTCCCAGTAACTGGATACGTAGTTTTCGTACATAACAATGATATAGGCGCTCACGCACCTCAATTCTGCACCTTAGATGAAGCAGAAGAGTTTGCTAATGGTTTAAGAGCTACAACTGATCTAACAGTGAGTGAACCTATCCCAGTGGTTGCTACAGAGTCAAAAAAATCTAACCTTATGGAAGTTAAATATGGGCTTTAATAAATAACGTGCTATCTTGAGGAATAGCATAAACTCGTAAGAATGGCTGTTGTTGTAAGTGTCTCAGTTCCTGAAAATCTCCATGAAAGATGGAAAGAATCTAAATTAGATATAAGTCCTTCCGCACTTTTTCAAACAGCCTTAGAGACGCAACTAAACGAAACAAATGCAGCTTTGTCCTATTGGAGTGCAAGAGCTCTAGCAGCAGAGAAGAAATTAAAAATGATAGATAACTTACTTAAAGCAAAAGATAAGGATGTCAAAAAATTTCTTATGTTTGAAAATGATCGATAAGGTTAGAATAAGGTATTCAAATAAATAAATAAATGAAATGGGACAGAGAAGAGCATCCGCAGTAGCAGGTAGAGATACACAAAAAGGAATGGAAGGTGGTAATGCGGACGGCCCTTCTCCTTCAGCTCCTTCACTAGAAAATCCATTTTTAGTTGGAGATAATGAAAAATTCAGCTTCCGTGGAAGCGGAGGTCCTTTTGGAAGCGGAGGTGTTAATAGATTCGCTGGAGGAATATTTAGCGGATTCGGACAAAAAGGATTTGGAAAAACAGAGAAAAGTTATTCTAAAAGCTATTTAGACGAAGCAAAAAACTAACTAAAAAACATGGAAGTAGTCATTACTCCCGATCTTTTTCCTATGACTAACAGTTTCTCTGAAAGAGCTGAAATTTTATCAGTACTAGAAAACTTGAAAGAAGAAAAAGTAGTCCCGATAAATATGAGTACTGGTGAATTTATGTTGGAATGTATGACTAGAGGACTAAATGACTTCCGAAAGGATCTTGTCGTTTATGATTGTTAGGTAAATTATAAAAAAAAATGTCTGAAAAAGTAAGAGAAGTAATGGGCGAATTTAAAAGAGGCGAACTAAAATCTAGTAATGGAGAAAAAGTAACAGACAGAAAACAAGCCCTCGCTATTGCCAAAGCAATGGAATGGAAAAACAAGAAAAAGTAAACAACTATTACTGCACTTGTGGTCACTGCGAAGAGATTCGTAGACAACAAATAAGACATCAGGAGTGGCTAACGTCACTACCTGCTGACAACAAAAAATACGTTCAAATAAAGTAGAAGTAGTAAATATTTAAGTGATGTTTAAGCATTACACCGTCGGCTATCACGAAGCTGACAGAAGCCATAAGGACATCTGTACATATGCAGAAGATTCCTATGATGCGCTTCAAACTGTTAAGTCTGACTTGCCTTATCTAGATGATCATCCCAACTCTATTGATTCAGTGTTACTAGAAAAGTAATCAGTAATTATAAGGATTTTCCCAATGTGATGGATCTCCTCCATGACTTCTTATCTGCTCCAGATGCTGCTCCTTAGTTATAGTAGGCGCCATAATAGGTCTATTCCATACTTCTTGAAACTTAGGAACAACCTTATCCATAACAAAATCTTTAAGAAAGCCAAGAGTATTTGGCTTCTCTTCATAAGGTACAACTGGTATCCGAACTGTCATTATCCAATCAATATTTCCCTTAATTCTAACCCTAGTAGGACTCTTCCTCCTCTTCTAAAGCTTCGAGAGAATTATCTGGTTGTACAGAATCAATAAGAGCTTTAACCTTCTTTTCAAGAAGATTATCAAAGTCAAAATCCTCCCCTTCAACTACCTTTTGCTGTGAAAGTTTTTCTCCTGCAAATCTCATAATTAAACCCTCATTCTGTTGTACCAATTAACAACATTTTTCTTATCTTCTGTCGTGTAGTCCCCAAATTTAGGATTCCCATATTGCCTCTGTATTGACTCATACATGTAATCTGGCATTCCTCCAGGCTGACCATACGATCCAGCTACTGGAATAGGAACAAAAGGTTCGGTCTCTTCTGGTATATTTTCTCCAGGTAAATAAGGACCTCTTTTATAAGGAGTACTACCTCCATCTATAGGAAAAGATAGTTGAGAAATAAAATTATTTTTGAAATCGCCTGCACTAATAGCCATGACTTAATTAATACTTTTTATATTTAATCTTAATTTTAATGTAAGCGAACTTATATTTGATTAAATGGGTAGCCTCCCATTTTCTCTTCAACAGATCTTAGGTCTAAAGGATGATTAAATTTTATAAGTTTTCCTGATCCCGTTGGATCTTTTATAAATGAAGCAGCTGGATTCGCAGTATTTCTACGAGCAATATACTCTTCTGCTAACTGCACAGCATCACCCCATTTAGAAGATTTTTCATTAGAAGGTAATGGTAAAGGTACTGGTTGGCCTGGTTCCCAACCTGGCTTTATCTCCATAGTTTCCCAAGGCTTTTTAGGTTCAGGCTGCCAATTATCATCCCATTGAGGACATGGAGGTACTAAACAATTAGGAGCACCGCCGCCCATATTGACTTCAATACGCCCAGTTTGAGGGTTTGTTCTCCGCCTACCTTCATATGGATCTACAAATGTCATTATTGATTAACACTATTTTTTTTATTTTACTTCTAATAAGCATAAAAAAGACCTAGGGCATCACCCCTAGGTCCAACACTTTGCACACACATCACCTTTCCCCTAGAAGAGTCAGATCATGCCTTCCTTCAATTTAGCTGAATCCCTTTGTAAAGGTCAACCAATTGCTGGTGCTATAAGAGCAACTGAAGATGTTTCAGCTGCTGCTAAATCCAATGGGAAGTTATGAGCATTACGCTCGTGCATTACTTCCATTCCAAGGTTTGCCCTGTTGAGCACGTCTGCCCATGTTGGTACCACCTTGCCAGAAGAATCTACAACTGACTGGTTAAAGTTAAATCCATTCAAGTTGAAGGCCATGGTGCATATACCCATTGAGGTGAGCCATATGCAAATAACAGGCCAAGAAGCAAGAAAGAAATGTAAACTACGAGAGTTGTTAAAGGAGGCGTATTGGAAGATAAG